CTATAATCAGCCAAACCCACCAGTAGTCTAAAAATAGTTTCATGTCGGGCAATTCTTTAATTCTTTGGAAAAATTCTACCATAGTTTATTTCCAAGCAACTTCTACTGTTTTTTGGTTGATTGCTTGCATGAAACGAACGTACCAAGGGGCATCAGTTCTCCAACTATACTGTTTCAAGTCTTTTCCTGTCGTCTCTTTATAGATTTGACGGATAATTTTAAGTTGATCTTCATGAGATAAAGCAACTACTTTATTTCCATCATAGTAGTAAATAGTTCCTTGCGTTTTTCCTGTTTTTGCATCAATAATTTGATATGTAAATTTCATAAGGTCATCATCCTCCAATTTTGAATTAGTATTTGAGTTGTTGTTATTTTGTGATGTAGAACTTCCACTAGCTAGCTGTTTCCATTGATTAGCATCAATATAAGCCAAGTTTAAATCAAGTTGTCCGTTCCAGTTCATTAAAGTCCCTGACGAACTGTACTGATGAATCGCTGCAGAACTCCAAGCGCCATATCCTTTGCCATCTGACCAAGGTTCTGATTGATAACCAGTAGGACTTGTAGAAGCATACTGAGCAACCCACAAAGCATTACTATTTGAAATAGTACTCCAATTAAACTGACGAGTAACTTCTGCTGACATGTAAATCATTGGATTGATGCCAGTTTTTTCTTTTACACGATTCAAAAATTGACGAGCACCAACATTTCCCCATGCATTAATTGCCCCAGCTTCAAAGTCTAAGACCAGAACTGCTTTACCAATATAGTCTTTAACAACGCTGATAAAGAAGTCTGCCTCCGCAATTGGATTGCCAGTACTAGCGAAATGATAGAAACCTAGAAGCTTATTTGCCTGAGTGACTTGACCAGCTTGTTCTCTCCAAGTTGGATTAATATATTTTGTTCCCTCCGTTGCTTTAATAAATACAAAGTCAGAAGGAACAATTCCAGCATTCAATTCTGCTTGATAGCTGGAAATGTCAATTCCATTCATAATAGCCCCCTATTCTTCAGTGAGTCCTTCTGTTCCATTAATAATTGGTTCTACAAGATTAGACAGTTCTTCAGCGTTAGTAGAAATAGTATCTGCTGTTTTAGATACTGATTGAGCAACTTCAGATGTAGCTTGTGCAACATCTTTAATTGTTTTAGCTGGGTCAGCAGTAAAGTTCTTTTTCAATTGAGCCAAAGAAGCTTCAATCTGAGCTTCAATCTGAGCTGGATTAGTCTTAATTTTAAGTTTCTTAGCTTCTTCTGTCACATAATTAATAGCTTCAGATAACTTTTCAGGATTCTCATTGAAGTTTTTCTGTGCCCAACTTACCGCTTGATTAGCCAATTTTGCTAAAGCATCAATGTTTTTCACATTGCTATGTTTTTTAGCAGCCTGTGAAATGAAGTAAGAGACTACAGAGCCGACTACTGTTAAAATACCACTAAAGATTGTCATTAAATTTTGATCCATTTTATTTTTCCTCTTTTATTTAATTAATTTTATAACTTCCATGAGAATCGTATATATGGCCGCCGAAGCTCCGCCAATTCCGAAAATCAATTTCCATAAGTTTGTTTTATCAAGCAGCTTCAACTGAAACTGACGTTCATCTGAACTTTCATTGCCTTTGATGACGGCTTGCAAAATTTGCGCATTTTGTTCAGATTGTCGAATATTCTGTTCTCTTAAAAAGCGATTGGATTCATCCACACGAGCAAGTCCTTCACTCATTTGTTTTTGCATTTCAACCGACATGTCGTTAAGTCGAGACAGTTCCTTATCATGTTGTTTGAGTTTAGTCTCATGCTGCTCTACGAGCTGTTTTAATTCCATAACCCCTGCTTTCTAATTCAAGTATTTAGCGGACATTGCCAATACATCATCAATCAAAAATTTTAATTCTTCTACAATTGTTTCTGAATCTTTTATTTTTTGAGCATCTAATAATGTAAGGGTCATTGATCCGATAGTGTTTATTCCAACATTGGCTGATGATGAAACAATTACTTCTCCATTTTCATTTCTAAATTCGCGATTCATAGACTCGCCCGTTGCTTTTACTGTCATAATAAATTCCTTTCTTTTTTATGATGGATAAACATCATTAGTGATATAAAATCTTGTTCCCCTAATGTAATAACCACTATTAATAGTTGCCATAATCCTAATTGAACCATCTGGATTAAAATAGATATAACCATTATTAGCTGTATTACCAGGTACCATATAGTCTATTGAGTATGGACTAATTGGTCTAAATCCATCTGGAAGAACATTGATAATTGTTGGAGAGTTGTTAATCGTTGAAGAAGCTTGCCCTGAAAAAGTAACTGCAACAAATGACATCATTCGGTCTAAACGGATTCCTATCCCACTAACGCTAAACTGAGTTGACTTAACAATTGTGTTCGGGGCTTGAATAGGCATAGAACTTGATAAATTGGTCCCATCAAAGTTTAGTCCTGCTGCAACTCCATTTCTATCAAAAGCCAAGTTTCCATAATCAAGTGAAACTGATCTTGATTGATTAGAAGCTGGATCAGTCCAACGCATCCCAAAACCTTGTTGGATATCCAGTCCTAAACTATTTGTCACTTTACTTGATGAATTTGTTGCACTCATGTTGATGTGACTATTTTCAATTTCCGTGCTACCCGATGCTGTACCTGAGTTCCATGTACTTTTTATTTTCCCGTCGGTAAAAGTTCCGTTTGTAACACTTAGATTATCACCATTGATATTATGTGCATTTATTTCGTTTAATATCCAGTTAGTTCCCGACCAATAATATTCGGTGCCAGATAATATAACTGTTCCATCACTAGCTGTAAGGTCAGACATACCTAAATACTTCCAAGTCAAGCCTTTGAAGCGTGTAGTTGGCTCAGTATCGGAAACGATTTTACCAGGGTCACCGTTATTTCCAGCAGGACCTTGGATGCCTCGCTCTCCCTTATCGCCTTTAACTCCCATCATCGCAACTGAATACCCTGTTTCACTGGTATTGTCCGTATAAGCCCAAACGGTCTTAGTCCACAGATAACTACCTGCTGCAACTGTCGGAACTGTAGAAGTCCAACCGCTAGTTGGTGCTGTTGTTCCACTTGTTGAGCCTGCATAGGTAATGGTCGTAGTTTTGATACCAGTACCATCTTTACCAGCAATTCCATCATTACCGTTGTTCCCGTCTTTCGCAATGTAAGAGACTGTATATCCCGATTCACTCGTTCCGTCTGAGTAATTCCAAACTGTTTTCGTCCAGAGATATTGCCCTTTGACTAAAGTAGGGACTTGTGAATTCCATCCAGCCGTTGGGGTAACTGTTCCGCTTGAAGATATAGCGTACGTAATTGTAGTTGAATTAATTCCAACACCGTCCTTACCTGCTCTCCCATCATTTCCAGTATCTCCCTTATCGCCTTTATCACCTTTAATCAAGCTCCATGTGTACTTACTTGGGTCTGTAGAATCAGCACTCGTAAAGTCTGTATATTGTCCAATATAAGTTTTACCAGTCGCATTTGATACATCAAATCCAGCCGTACCAGTTGAGTTTGTGGCATAGGCGATGTGAAGATAGCTTGTTTTTCCGTCAGCTCCGGGTTGTCCGGGGATACCAGTTGCTCCAGGGTCACCTTTTAATCCTTGTGGACCTCTTTCCCCGTCATTCCCCCGTATCAGACTCCAAGTATAGGCGGATGGATTAGTGCTGTCAGCTTGCGCAAAGTCTGTGTACTGACCGATGTAGCTTGGATAATCAGCAGTTGTGACTTCGCTAGCTGATTGCATATATGGAGTAGCAGTTGAGCCTTCTTCTACTTTAGGGTATTTAAGATTAATTTCTGTTCCATTGTTACTTCTTATAAAGAATTGAACATCTCTATCTGGAATAACATTTGATGATGTTACTGTAAATGTATATATCTTCCATTCACTAGTTAGATTAATTTGTAAAGTCCAAGGCGTGTTGGGAGCAGTCCAATTTTGGTATGCATAAATCGTATGTTGTCCAGTACCTTTTAGCAAAACACTAAATGTATATTTTGTATTTGGTTTAATCGCGACTTTCGTCATATTAGGCATTGTTGAATTTGGTCTTAAATAGAATCTAAACCAATCATAATTATCTCTTGGTGCTTTAACGGTTAAATGATAAAAATCTCCATCCTGTGTTTTTTGAGTTGCTGGGTCTATTCTAATAGAACCTCTTATATTACTTAACTCATACTCTGCGCCGACAAAAGTTTTGGTATTATCTCCTAGATTCAAATTCGGATAAACAGTCGTGAAACCATCAGTACCGTCTGCGCTGTAAGACCATGCTGTGTGAAAATACGGTGTCTTACCGTCTGTCCCAGGTTTACCCGGTGTCCCTTGCGTTCCATCCGCTCCTTTTACGAGTGTCCATGAGTAATCACTCGGAGTGGTTGAATCATTGATGTTAAAATCAACATACATCCCGATATAGGTACGATTAGAATCAGAAGTTGAAAAGTCTTTGCTACCATCGGCACTATTTGCGTAAGCGATATGTGTATATTGTGTTTTTCCGTCAGCGCCTTTAGGTCCAGGAATACCTTGACGTCCATCAACACCTTGAATACCTTGAATACCTTGATCTCCCTTATCGCCTTTAACTCCCATCATCGCAACTGAATACCCTGTTTCACTGGTATTGTCCGTATAAGCCCAAACGGTCTTAGTCCACAGATAACTACCTGCTGCAACTGTCGGAACTGTAGAAGTCCAACCGCTAGTTGGTGCTGTTGTTCCACTTGTTGAGCCTGCATAGGTAATGGTCGTAGTTTTGATACCAGTACCATCTTTACCAGCAATTCCATCATTACCGTTGTTCCCGTCTTTCGCAATGTAAGAGACTGTATATCCCGATTCACTCGTTCCGTCTGAGTAATTCCAAACTGTTTTCGTCCAGAGATATTGCCCTTTGACTAAAGTAGGGACTTGTGAATTCCATCCAGCCGTTGGGGTAACTGTACCGCTTGAAGATATAGCGTACGTAATTGTAGTTGAATTAATTCCAACACCGTCCTTACCTGCTCTTCCATCATTTCCAGTATCTCCCTTATCGCCTTTATCACCATAAACTGCTTTTTGTTCAATAACATCTTGCGTTAAAGGTGCTAAATTGAAAGTTGTTCGAGTGATAGACCATAGATATTTATTAGTAGCTGTCGTTGTTGGTTGAGTAGTGAGCCAACCTGCGTCTGACCAAGCTTGCGTTGGTGTTGCAGTAGTCGTTGTCAAACGCCACTTTTGAGAAACGTTTGTAACAGAACGTCCATTTGTTCCATCATTCACATTAGTGATAGTCACCGACTGACTAGCGACTACTTTACCCGCAACCGTTGCTTTAAAACTATAAACTGCCTTATCCGCAACTCCGCTGGCATCAACTGTAATAGTCTGAGTTGGAGCGACAATAGTTCCATCCTTCGACCATTCGTAGCTGTCTGCGGTTGCTTCAGTCGTTGCAGAGCCTTTATAGATATGAGCTGATAAAGTTGTTGAACCAGTGCCGTTTTTGAACTGAACTCCATTTGAAGTTGCTATGTCTGCGAAATACGGTGTAGCATCATTGACTAACTGACTGACAATCGCTTTGATATCAGAAGAAGCCTCGCTCTTTAGTTTTTTATAATTTGAAAAAACAATTTTATTATTAGCAGGGTTTGTATCTGATGTAATGATTTCAGAGACTCTTGCAGATAAAATTAGACCAACATTGCCATCAATATCCATGTAGTTATCATCTTGGATAATAACTGTATCTCCCTTTTGGAGAGGTCTTCCATCTCCAATAAGTTGATTAACTAAAGTAGATGAAGGAGTAACGGTATATGTGATTTGTTTGTAGGCATATTGCTTAAATTGACTGACAATATAGCCCCACATATCATTGGCATTTTTATATTCAGTAGTTCGGTCTGAGTTTGTCCAAATGTCTCCTTTGTCTGTTTTCAATTGAGAAGGGAACATTTTGGCAGATAATGGAGCATAAGCTATTTCAGAACCCTTTCTTTTATAGAACTCTTCTACACCGTCTGAATTTTTATAACTGAAATCATAATTTTTCCAACTAAAACCGTCAGCACCAGTCATATAAGCGGCGTTAAAAAATCCGTCATCACTAACATCTACTTCGACATCCTCGATGTTTTTACCAAATGTTAGTCTGACATCATCACGTTTTGTTCCCACACCTTGAATATTTTGACCGTCATTTTCTTTATAGATATTTAGAACAACAGTTCCAAGAGAACCATCATTATTTAAAGTCGTTACAAAATCAAATTCAGCGTTAAAATTATTGATTACCGAAATAAGTCTTGATAATTTAGATTCTTGCGCATCATAATTAATCACTCGTGTTAGATTTGAAACTTCGTTAATTCCAATAGTAATTTTAGTTCTAGAGATTAAACCCATTCGGTCAAAATACCATTGAATATTATGGCTTGCAGTATTCGCTAATGAATTTGCTTGCTCATTAATAAGTTCTCGGTCTAAAGAAACGCAGAAAAATGAAATTTCAGTACTTGTTTCATGAACTGATTGCTCGGATGAAGGAGTCATCAAGTAGTCTCGACCATTTTTCCTGAAGCTAAAATAACTTTGATCACTTAAGAATTGTGTATAATCCTGTAGCTGATTATTAATCACTTTAGCAACTGTAAAACTAAATGTAGTTGCTCCTTGTTCTAAATAGTCATGAAACTCATCGTTATAATAACTAGGTGCATTGGGAAGTTCATTACTTAAGATCGCTACTTTTTTTAATGAACCATTTAAAACATTAATGAGCATTATAAAATCCTTTCTTTCCATGATATTTCAACGTCTGGTGGTGTATTATTCCAAGATGATTGAATGATTTTGATCTGACTAATTCCAGGTGGAATATTGAAAGGTTCTGTTCCATTTACTACCTCTGTAATGGCTGATATTCCATCTTTGGATACATTACCACTAGCCATATCAATTTCAACGACTGAGCCATTTTTATAGCGATTTGGTAAGTCATTCCATGTATTAACAAAGTCTTTGCGGCACCAAAAGTCACGAATAACCATATGTGTCATCGTTCCTCTTGGGTTAGTTGACCAGTTCCCAAAGAAGAACTTAACCTTATGAATTGCGACATCTTTAAGTTCTGGAACTACAATTGTTTGATGGCCACCTTTCCAATAAAAACCAAGAGTTGCTCCTTGTTTAGCGAAGTCTAATTGCCCTCGATTATCATTAAGCATCGTATTATTATCTTTTAATCCAGTTTGTTCTCCATTATTTGCGACATAAGGAATATGTTTCCATTGCCCTTTGTTAGGTCCGCCAATCCAAAATCCAACAGTCCCAATATTTCCTGTTTTATCATCCTTTAATGTCCCATAACCAGCCACAAAATTATCATTTTCATCAGTGAATAGAATTTGCATCACCCCAGTTTGGCCGAGAACAGTTGTCCAAGTAAATAATCTGAACCAAGCATAGAAATTAACTGCACCAGAATCCCCATTTGAATCTGGTGGTAACACAAGCTCTGTCATGCCCCCACGAAATCCTGTCTGACTTCCAGGATCAATCAACTTAACACCCTTCATTGTTTTCTGTTGCCCATTGGAAGACTTATAATTATATTCTTGATACCCAATTGTTCCATTTGTTCCTGCACCAGCCCATTCTGGATGGGGTTGACCTGCGGCTGATACAAATTTAGAAAATTTAGGATCAGTTTTACTATCATAAAGAATATCGCTATGCTTGATAGTAACACCATCAACTTCTTCTCGATTACCTAATTCTAAGCTTCCGTTAACCCCAGCAATACCAAAATACCCATTGTCATGATTATTGGTAAGCTTTAAATCAATCCAAGTCGGTAATGTTCCTTGATTATTAATTGTGATATCAACCGAACCATCAGCATTAGGAGTGATAGAACCATTGACTCCACCTGAATTATCTGAGTTTAAAACATTAGTATATGTCGAATAAGCGTGCCCTTCTGGGACTATAAATGTAAGAGTTCCAGTAGCAACTAAGTTAGAGATATCTTCTGATAAGGCTTGAGTTCCATCTGCTACTGCATACCAAACTTTATTAGGCTCATCACCAAAAATTAAAGGCGCTGGTTCATTGACGTCCAGCACCTTTGCTAATTCTTTTCTTAAGGCTATCCAATCACTTGGAATTCCGCTTTTTCTAATGGTAATAGTAATTTTTTTTGCGCTTAATGTATTCTTTACAAATGATTGACCATATCTAGCTACTTGATTTGATAGTGTATTATTCCAAACTGAACCAAACCCTCTATCAATTGCTGTGAATCCACTTACTAATTCAGATAGTTCAACACCATTGTAATTAACTGAAAATGTCATTATGTTGTCCTTCCTGCATTTATTATTTTATTGCGGCTATTTAAAACACTTAATTGTTTGTTCATCGGCTCTGCCAATTCTTGTGCAAAACTGTTTTTATCTAACATAAGTTGGATAATGGGATCTGCTTGACCGTTTTTTAATAGTGTTAAAATACTTGAAACTAAAACAACTAACTGTCCACCATCTCCTAAAGAATTACTTTGATGTGATGAATTTGAATTAATTGTTTGTTTAGCTTGGTTTAATAGCTGATTAGCTCTTGATTTCTTCTGTGGGTCAAGGGGGATAACCATCTCAGGACGATTTCCTTCAGCAATTTCATAGAAACCATGAGCATTTATGATTCCACCATTTTCATAGCCATGTCCATTCCCAAGGAATGACAAACTTGGACCATAGGTTTTTTTAGCATAATTAAGAGCAGCTAATAAGTTATCGTAACCATTAAAAATATCACCGTGACCAGGGAATTTATTGGCGTTGAAAGTTGAGGAAATGGTTTGCATCAACCCTTTAGCAAGGTCACCAGTGATATTGTTAATATCTCCGATGTTCCCTTGAACGGCTTTTTCATTTCCGCTTGATTCAGAAGAAATTTGACGGAGCACACGGTCAATCATGTCTTGGCTTGTGCTCAAGCCGTTAGCTGCAAGCGCCTGTTTAACTTGTCCAGCCCAACGTTGAACACCGGAACCAGATGGCGAGCCTTGTGAACCTCCTGCATCTGATTCAGCTTTTTTGAAAAATGATTGTAAGAATTTTACAAAATTATCTTGTGCTGTTTGAGCAGAACCTTTTGCCATCCTAGTTACAACTGGCGGAAAGTCATTTTCTAAATCATCTAATCCTAATCCGTTGTAAATAGCTTCTACAACACCTTTAGGACCTTTTGAAATAACGCTAGTAACATCTTTATATGTTGATTTAACCCATCCAAGCGCATCTGATAGGAAGCCAGATACACCGTCCGCATGAGCTGGTAAATTTGCTGTTAATGAAAGAAACTCTTTTGACATTGAGTGGGGAAGAATTGAAGTTCCAGCTTTCAAATTACGAATTTCAGGGCCTTGTTGACCAACCGCAAAAATACCACGGTTTGGATGGTGAGCAAGTTCAAATCCTTCTTCACCAACTAAAGCTGTTTCATCTTGAGCTAAACCACTAGTACCTGTCGCAAAACCTTTGAGGCTTACATGCCCAATATTCCCCCAACCTTTATGTAAGAAGTTAAGAACTCCGTTAATTCCATCAATGAATGAATTGATTAAATTTCTAGAATCCTTAAATCCTTTTGTATATTGTTCGACAGTCTCTCCTTGCTCTTTAGCTGCAGCTTTAACATTTTTATCGGCTTTACTATTCGCTAATTCAACTGTTTTATCATGGGTTTTTTGTGCTTTATCAGTAACATCTTCTTGTTGCTTTTTGGCTGATGAAATTGTATCATCTCGTTGCTTTTTAGCATTTTTAACAATTTCATCATATTGGGCTTTAGACATTGATCCATTTTCTGCACGTTCTTTGTCCGCTGCTGCTACTGTCTTCTTGTATTTTTCGTTAGCTGCTTTAACAGCTTCATCTTTTTGCTTTTGAGCCTTATCCTTAACTCCTTTATATTCATCGTCAGCTTTTTCAATAGTATCAATTAATTGTTTCTGATTTAATTTACCTTTTTTATTTTTTAAATCTTCTAAAAGATCCATTTGCTTGTTTTGGGCGATTTTGGTAGCAGTGTTGATTTGACTATTCATCTGCTCTTCGGCTTTGGTTTGATTTTTTGCATAATCTTTTTCAAGCTTATCCATCGCTTCATTATGTTTCTTCTTAGCAGCTTTTTGAGCTTTATTGAAATCACTATTTTCTTTAGCAATTTCTTTATTCATCTCTTTTTGATATTGAGGTGAATTTTTACCATATTTTTTTTCAATAGCTAAGAGCGCATCGGTATTGCCTGACTTAATTTTTTTAAGTGCTGCAGCATGGTTACTAGCATCCTTTTGAGATTGTGTGTCATAACTTTTTTGAGATTTGGCCACCTCCGAATAATATTTATCAGTATTCTTCTTCATCTCATCAAGATTCTTTTTCTGAGCTGCCTTCTGCTTATCGTCTGAATCTTTTTGACCTTTGTTTAATTTGTCAGCCTGAGCTTGAGTAATTACACCATTTTTAACTAGAATATCAATTTGCTTTTTAGAATCCTTTTCTTGTTTTTGGTAGAATTTATCGATATCTTTAGACATTTGTGCATAAGCATCAGCAGTTGCTTTCTTAGCTTTTTCAAGTGACTTCTCATCGACAATATCAACATTTGATGCCTTGTTAATTTTATCCAAGAAACCTTGGTAGTCCTTGGAGAACTCTTTCATATCTTTTGTTGGTGCTTTAGGGTCGAACTTAACAACTGGTAGCTTTTCGCTTTTTAATGAAGATTCTTTTAATCCATTATTAATCAAATCCCCAAGCTTTTTACCTAAGTTTTTACCACCCATTCCGCCAATCGCTGCACCAATTGCTGTACCAATACCAGGAGCGATAAGAGAACCAATAGCTGCACCTGCTGCTGCTCCACCGAGTGAGCCAGCAACTCCACCAGTTTTCTGAGCTGTACTATCTTTACTGAGTAATTCAGCTCCTGCATTTATTCCGCCAGACAAGACTGTACTTCCGCCTACAGAACCAATAATTCCTAATAGTCTTGGAATTAAGGAAGTAGCTTTTGATAAACCGCCAGAGGCAACAAGCGCTTCACCTTCAGCAACTACGCCTCTTTTAGTTACTGTTGAAGCAACTGTTCCAGCTTCAGCAGCGACACCTTTACCTACAGAAGATTTAATGCCTCCTGTTCCTAAACCTCCTGATAATGCATCAATAGCTTGAATTTCAAGTAAAGATTTTTTCAATTTTTCAAGCCATACAATAACATCTCCAATTTTCTTAGTGGCCCAAATTCCAGCAAAGATTTTACCAAAGGTTACTACTTCATCTTTATGAGTTCCAATGAATTTGACAGTATCAACAATACCTTGGAAAATCTTTGCAATCCAACTAGCTATTTCTTCAAGCCCTTGCTTACCTTCTTTAGAATTAAAAGCCTTAGCCATTGAAGTAGCTGCATCAGATAAAACTGGCAAGAACTTTTGACCAATCATAATTAAAACAGCCTCACCAGCTGCCTTGAATTGTTTTATCTCCGACTTAACCGATCCCATATTTTTCTTGGCAAGATTTGCAACATATCCTTGACCATCAGCAGAGTTTTTTACTTTATTATTTAGCTCTTCAAGTTCTTTATTATTTTGAGCGAGAATAATACCAGCTTGTTGCCCTGTTGTTCCAAATAATTGTTGAAAAACAGAGTTTTTTTCAGCAGTTCCCATATTTTTTGTATGATCATTTACTATGGACATAATAGTTGTTAAATCCTTTAGGTTACCATTAGCATCTACTAAATCACTATTTTTAATTCCAAGTTTAGAAAGCATATCTTTGGCAGCACCACCAGATTGCAATTGGTCTACTTTATCTTGAAGCTTCCCTATTGCTTCTTTTTGCTTTTCAATAGCTTTAGTTGCTGCTTTAGTATTCCCTGTACCAGAATTAACAACCGCTTGAGCTTCTTCAAGTTTCTTTTGGTGCTCTGCAATTTTTTCATTAAGTGCAGACTCTGATTTAGCAGCATCTTCTTGGCTAGCTGACTGATCACTTAATGCACCAGTAATTGAGTTAATTACTTTACGAAGTCCAGTACCAGCTTTATCAGCTTCTAAACCGTGGTTCGAAAGAATACCAATTGCTGAAGATGCCTCTGATAGTTGAAAACCTGCTGAATGAGATGAATCACCAACATACTCCATAGCTTTACCCATGCTTGCAAAATCTGTCGCTGTCATATCTGCTGCATAAGCTAATTGATTAACTACATCTTTTGTATTTTTAGTCATTTGTGCTGCATTATCAGTACGCATGCCGTAAGCATCGACAACTTGAGAGGTTACGCTCAATACATTATTAAAATCATCGCCAGAAGCAACAGAGGCTTGTAATTCTGAACGCATAGCACCCAAAGCTTCAGTAGAAGTATATCCACGTTTAATAAGTTCTTGATAACCTTCTGCAATTTCTTTTTGCGATTTACCATATTCTACAGAGTATTGAGCCCCATCTTTTTGCATTTGAGCAACATTTTTCGTTACTTCCGCAACTTTTTCTCCACCAGTTACAGCAAGATTGGTTGTTCTAATATAACTATCCTGCAAATCAGCTGCCATTTGAGAGCCTTTTATAGCTGCCGCTCCAATTGCTGCAATACCAAAAGCGCTTTGATATGCTGCATTTTTTACTTTCTGATATCCTGCTGCCATTACATCGGTAGCTTTCTCAGTTGTTTGATAAACAGTATTTAAACCTTTACCAATGAGAGACTCAGAATTAAACGGTTGCATCTTTGTAACTGCCAAGTTAGCTTCTAAAAGTTTATTTCTGTAGTTCAATAATGACGAAGCAGCTTCATTTACTCTTGTTTTTTGTTTGACAAGAGTTTCTGAACTTGTACCCTCAGCAGATTCTAAACGTTTAAGCTCAGTTACTTGGGCTCTATAAATCTCAGTTTGCTTTGCGTATGAAGTAGATAGACCAGAAACTTCAGCTTTGGCAGCTCCCATTTTATTACGAGTCTTCTCATATAAATCAATTTGAGACTGCATGAGTTTATCATTAGCACTGAGAGATTTATTTAAATCTTCAATTCCTGTTTGTTGATATTCATAAGCTGATTTCGCACGGTTTAATTGCCCTGTCATTGAGGCAAGAGAACGTTCTGCCGTGGTTAACTGAGCATTATATTTTTGATAAGCCTTTTCACCAGCATCAGTATCTCTATTGATTGTCTTCATACCTTCTGAAAGGTTAGCAATATAAGCTTTTTGCTTTTCCATTGCTTCACTAAGACCTTCATAGCGATATTTTGATGCAGAAACAGCATCTCCAGCAGATTTAGCCTGTGCTTCATTTATCTGCCATTCACGAGTACTATCTTTAACTGCTGATTTTAAGCGGTTGATAGCCTCAACAGCCTTTGTCTCATTCAAGTCAATCCCTGTGGTGACTGAATCAACCATTATATCTGCCATTTTTACTCCTTTCTAATTTTTGAGTATAAAAAAACGCCTAATTTATTTAGACGTTTTATTTTTATTGAATTGAGTTTTTTATCACTTTAAAATGTTCTGCTTTATTCCATATGCTAAAGTTGCACTTAGGACAGCCGATGCTCCATATGGTACTACTATCAATATTAAAGCAAAATAGAACATAAGTCCAAGAGATAGAAATCCTGAGAAAAATATTGAAAATATACTAAAAATATAAATAATAATTGAAGCTGTATAAGTTAATTTCAACTTTTTATTAATAACATTTGCATAGATAGCACAAGCTAAAATTATAAATGGGAAAATTTTCAAGTTAATAGTATATGTTCCAAAAATTTGTAAAAATTTTAAAACAACGTAAATCCCAGTTATCACAGCTAAAATAATATTAGCTAAGTAAGCATTTTTGAATTCTTCAACACTTTTTTTAGGTACATTAATAGCACCAGATTCTTGTTTAATATCATTTTTATGGTTAAAATCAAAACCACAATTTGAGCAAAAATTAGATGAACTTATTATTTCTTTTCCACAATTAGGGCAATATTTCATGAATTTCTCCTGATTTTTAATAAGTAAATTATACCCCTATATAGTTCATATTACAAGATAATATTTATTATTGTCCAAACATTTTCTTCAAATCATCAAATGAAGCCATCTTATTATCTTCATTCGCTTTAAACACATCAATTAAGTCATAATAATCATGATTATCTACTTGCTCTAATGTCCAGTGCCAATTTTCGATAATATTTTTTTCAAATAGTTGTAAATCTATTAATTGGTTGTGGTGGTAGACTTTTCGTTCTTCAATGCTTGAACTTTTTTTTCGGCAGAGTCAACCTCCTCAGTAAACATAGTATCGATTTGATCATCATCATACCCTTGAAGTGAAAGAACAAGTTTAGATTGTAAATTCATAAATTGCCCACGGTCAAATTCTTGTAATTTATCTACTTCTTTTTTATTTAAACCTAGAATTTCAGTAATAAATTTTTCAGCATTATTAATTACTGACATATCATCAAGAGCGATTGCTTTGGTTAATTCTTCTAGTGTTCCATCCTGAACTGAAGCAAGTTTTTCTTGGCTTTTTGCTAGTTCCAATTGGTAGGCATGCATTTTTTTAATGTTCTTAATTGAAGTTTTAACTTCAAATGATTCTTCTCTAATTTCTGGTAATGATAATTTCATTGTATATCTCCTCTATTTTACTTTTTGTAAAGGAATAGTCAGGTATCGAACCTAATATAATAGACCATCTATCTATCCCATATAAAAAGCGGATTACTCCGCCTTTTAATTATTAATGTCTAGTTATAGTCGTTGTATAATTTATTAAACTCCAACTCCAGCATAACCATTAAATACATCTTTCATCATCACGTCTTCAGTAAATTTTGAATCTCCACCATCAAAGAATTTGACAGCTTCTCCGCCCCAACGACTTACAGAGAATGCAGTAAATGTCAATGCGTCATCAACACGAACAACTGCATTAGTATTTGTTTGCAAGTTCATTGCTGTTTCGTTCATTTTACCAGCAGCAAAAGCAACATATTGTGGCTTCGCAGTACCGATTGTAGTTGTTTGAATCAAGACTGCTACTTTTGGAATACTTCCTTGTGTATAACCACCTTTAGTATCGTTTACACGACCAAGCAATTTGTTTTTAATATCTACTGGTAGACCATTAAATGCAAAAGCTACTGAAGGAGTACCTTTTGCAATATCTGCATCTACTTGACCATCATTACCATAAATCATTGTTGGAGCGCTTGATAAATTAGTGATGTTTGCAGTTTTTGTACCTAACATTTCATCAGTAATTGGGAAGACTCCATTGGTAGATAAACCAGTGTCTCCTTTAACGATCACTCCTTTTTCATCCAATAGAGCAAGTGTAACCATTTTTAAACCTTTTGTTGCCATTTTAAATTCCTTTCTTAAATAAAAAATGAGTTAGCTATTTGCTATCTCACTTAATGTCATGATGCGTTGCACCGTTAAATTTTTAATAATTTGCCCTGTATCAGGGTCTATATAGTGACTTTTTGATTGCGCAATAAGCCAATCATTATTTATAAATGATTTCATCAGATTAATTTCGCTTTGAACAATATTTATATCCGAATCTTCAGCGTTCGTGTAAAAGATTTGAATATAAACACCATACATGAGTGAAATAAAATCTGAGTTACCATAATCATTAGGACCATTATCTGATTCTGTAAGTAAAACCTGAGTTTCATTACTAGAATCTAATTTTTCACTAGGAATAGAATCAAGAAAGATTTCATCATGCGGAAAGTCACTAGCTGCAATTATGTCTTGAACAATTTCAACTGGTCTTTTCATAAGTTATTCTCCTTCTTTTTTCTATTAATTATTTTCCTCATTGCTTCAGCTTCAGCTTTTAATATTCCTTGCTGAACAATGAGGTTCATTCTTGTTTCTTCAATAAAATGATCTGCATGAACTGCAACTTCACCAGGCTTTTTGTACTTTCTTCCAGAACGTGTTGTGAACTGAGGAAAACGACTACCGTTATTAATAATATTAGCGATATAACCTTTTGTATGAGTACCTTTTTCCGTACTTCTTTCCCATCCTACAACACTTTGGCCATCTTTAACACCGTCAATATTCTTATTCTTCATAACAATACTATCAGCTAAATGTGGGTCTTCTCCAGTATCACGATGACGGTAGTGTCTATTTCTAACTTCATAAGCTAATGCTTGCTCAAAAACTTTAGCGCCCGCCTTTGTAACTTCGGCTTTATCTTCTACAGTCATCTTTGTGCTTAATGATTCTGCTTGATTAATGATTAATTGCATTGCTTCCTCAAAAGTAGCCATATTAAGCTCCTTTCTTCTTCGCTTGAAGAGTCAAAATATCAAATTTAATAAGCTTTGCAGATTCATCTGAAGAAATATTAATAATGTTGTAAAGAACATCATCTATTTGAACAAACATTTTCTTTGTAACTAGCTTATTATGTCTAATTGCAATGTCGAATGTATCAGCCGTAGTTGTACCAATTATCTGAAATTGAAGCGCAAGTGATCTCATTTTAGCCGCAAATCGAACATTTAAAACCGTTGCTGGGTCAATTTTTTCAATCTTACCTCCAGTTGGAGTAGTTACTGTTTTAGTAACTCCAATCTTACATTTTCTGTTAAAATCATTCGGTTTGTAAGTTTTGGCCACCTTGCTCCTCCTTCCACGAAGAATAAAGACCTCTCAACTGACCGACCATGTGATCTACAGCCGTAGTAGGAGGCATAGTTGTAGAACGATTAATCCACAAATCCATCGAATAGCTAAGAACAGCTACATCATAAATTGGAGAAACGTTTTCTACATTGAAAAATGGAGCATCAACTGTATCAGAACTCACTGCATTTTTCACATATGCTGTAGCTGTATCAAAATAAATTTGAAGTTGTGGTTTGCGATCATCATCTTCTGATAACTGATCTAGTAAGTCATCAACAGTTACACTCATTTAAATACCTCCTGATTATACGGCAGTAGACGTTGTAGTTTTGAAGTTACCTACTTGGTCTGCAATTGCAGTAAATGAACCAGCAACTAAAGCTTCTGAGTCAGTAGCTTTAACATCGAAGCGATCGATTACACGAATTTTAGTAGTATCAGTTTCAAATGCACCAGCACCAATATTTGTTGGAAGTAATGACATGTTTTCACGGTCAAACAATGTAATAGCTTGTGACATATCTCCATAGTAAAGTGGATAAACTGTTGATCCACTATTTGGAAGCCAGCGATCTGCAACAACAATAACTTGTTTACCTTTAATTAGATATGAATTAGGTTTTGTTGGGTCTGGTTCGAGCAAATATTTACCTTCAGCAGTTTTAACCAAAGCAAGTTTATTCAACCCTGACTGGTTAGTCAAAAGACTTGAAGTAGCGATAATCGCAGGATCAACAGATGTATTAATCATAGTAATAACATCGTCAAAGTTAGCGATTGTTGGTTTTTTAGGAACTGTACCCATTGCTGCAATAATCGCTTGGTTACGAGTCACAACCACTTTCTTAGCAATCCAGCTTGATAACCATGCAAGAATATTTTCTGCTGTATCTTTAAGCAATGTATTAGTTGCAGTGATGATTCCCGCATAACGTTTAATCAAGTATTTAATAATTGTCAAACGTGGATTATCAAGATCAGGAATTTTTCCATCTTCTTCATCCATTGCTTTCAACGGAGTAACATCAGTCCATTTTTCATATACACGACTACCGCTTGAAGTAGAAACACTCTCAACACGTACATATTGTTGTAGCGAGTCATATTGGCGAACCAATGTGTTAATCATAGTACGGATATCTTGCGGAATAGTAAGTCCAGCAGCACTATCACTTCCGCTAGTTTCAGTTTTAGATGAAACGGTATTGAGAAATGCCATAGGGTTACGAACCATATTCACGAAGTCTTTAACAAATTTGTCTTTGAGTTCATTTTCGCTTTTGTTCAATGGACCTTTTTCTTCTTCACGCATATTAACTACTTGCTCAGCTTGAGCTTCAACAAGTTGTTCTCTCAATGCGTCGCGGCGAACTTTTTCATTATCACGTTTATTTTTTAATTCTGACATAGCCTCTGCTGAAAAATTATCATCATTAAGAGCCATGTTGATTTGGTCATTAAAGTCTGTGACTTTATCTCCTGAAGCAATCCATGCTTCGTTCAATTGATTTACTGTTAATTTAACTCCCATTTGAGTCTCCTTTATTTTTCTAATAAAATAGCCAACTTACGAGAACGTAAATCAGCTTGTTTGTTTTCTATAATTGGTTCTTCTTTCGGAGGGTTATTCCGATTTTTGAAATTCATGAAATTCATAAATTCATTAAGTTTATCAGCAGTTGGAATATTGCCGATTGAGTTAGAAAATACTGGTTTATTAGCATCTACAAACATAATATTATCTGCAAATCCTTTATCCACTGCATCTTGAGCTGTCATCCATGTTTCGTTAGACATCAACTGCAATAAGTCAGATTGTTTCATACCAGTTTTTAATTCATAAGCTGCAGCAATAGATTGGTCAACGCCATTTAAAACTTTAGCTTCTTGCTCAAAGTCATCAGCATTTCCTTGGCTACCACTCATAGCCTTATGAATCATCAATTGGGCTGTTGGAGAGATATTTACCGTATCGCCAGCCATTGCAATTACCGATGCTGCAGATGCTGCCAACCCTTGAATATTTACAGTTACAGGTTTACCATTCATCTTAATAGCAGTATAAATCTCAGAAGCTGCAAATACATCTCCGCCATTAGAAGCGATATTTAAAACAATTTCTTCATCATCAGCATTTACTAAGGCATCATTAACTTTAGATGGACTTGTATAATCGATTCCAAACCAGTCATACATCATTCCGTAACTATTATCAACTACATCTCCTTTAATGTCGATTACTGTCATCATTTACCTCCTTTCTAAGAATAATCACCATGACCACCTCCTTTCCTATGGTACTGGCTCATTACTTTGGCCAGTTGTCTTTTTATTTGTATTTTCAGGAGCCGGTAGGTCTTTAGGAATATATCCTGCTTCTTGCAAGACAAATGTAGCTTGATTTTCAGCCAATGCACCCCATCTTGTAGCAGTACTAATAGTAGATAAGTAATTATCACCAAGAGGGTCAATAGCTGGTCTCATGTTAACGCTTATGTGGTCGCTTAACTTATACTCTAATTCACTTATAGCAGGTCTTAAATAGCGATTTAATGCACTTGCGTACATTCCACTTATTTGTTGGATTGAAGATTGTTGGTCACCTTGTCCACCAATATAGCTGTCAGGAAGCCCATATACTTTAGCATATTGCTTAGAAGTCCAATCTGTTTGTGATAATAATTGAGCTACATTTGATTTAATTTCTAGTGCAGTAAATTCTTCAAGGTCATCTAATACTACAGGGCCACCACTTCTTGAACGTTTCATAAACGAACGAGAACGAGATGCTTTATCTTTATCACTAAGAAGCCCACCACCTTTAACAGTAAGTACACCAGGAACATTTAATGAACTATTCAATGAACTAATTGTTAATCTATCAGAGGCTCTTTGGATTTTTGATTCACGCCTCAAAGAGTAAAGTGGACTAATTCCAGTTTTACCACCATCGATTGATAGTAGTTTCATATGAATCAAATCGCTCTGTGGAGCTTGTAAAATAGGTTCTATCTTAGGATCATCAAAAGTGATGTTGTAATACATTCCATTTTCATACTCAAAATAATAAGTATTCACTTGAGATGGTCTTAAATATTCCCATTTCATATCAGCGCCGTTAGCATTTCTCCAACGATAAGCGAATGCTTCGCCTCCTAAAAGCAACTGTGCAAACATTGATTGCCAAAACCCATGTTTATTAGCATTAGTACTTGGATTATCAATGATTCCTTGATTCTTTTTCTTTTCAGCATTGATCTTAACTATTGCTAAATCACTAGATAGTTGCAAAATAATAGAAAATAGGTCTGAATTTCTTAATGCTGCACGAGCTGAAACCCATTCATTATTATCTCCAAGCAAACTTTCCATTATTTGAGCATCATTTCCATCTGGAAAATAGCTTTGAACACTACCAGCTTCTGGCGGATCATTTGTTTGGTTGATAAAGTTTAATATTGGCAAAATCAATCACCTCCCTTCGTAATTTTGGAACTAATAAACCAAGAACCAACTCCAAAAATAATAAATGTTACTGTTAATGTAATTCCACCAGCAAATAAGTTCATTAGAAAAACTGTGATATTTAACGTAATAGCTGCTAAAGAGAAGCATAGAACATCAAAAACATCCCATATTTTTTTAAAAAACGCTTTAAAAATCTTCATCGAATCCCCAATCATCATCTATTTCATCCTCAAGGTCTAATAAGCCAGATTCTTGGCTAGTAACCCATTCTTTTACTTGTTCTGGTGTCATATGCTCAACTTGCCAACTTCTATCATTAGCCATACCATAATCTTCAAAATGATTCATACCTTGATATAGAGCATCTATAATTGCATCAACAACGTCAATTTTAAGTGTAGCTTTTCGCTTATCTACTTGAATACCAACTGAATCTTCACGCAATACAGCATTTAATAATGCTTTTTCCATTATTTTGTCATCCAGACGGCTAATTGTTCCTTCAACAAATATCTTTTGTAAGAATTTAGTGGGCTTTGCCAGTTCTCCTGTCCGTTGCCTAATAGGTTGCAAATTAAATCCAGTATTATTAAGCAGCATTTGAATAACTTTAGTCACTCCCATTGCATCATATCCAAAAAATAAAACGTCAAGTGAATTTTCTTCTATATAATTTACAATCCACTCATAGAATTCATCATCATTGATTAATCCTTGTTGATGACTTGTGATTGTACAGAATCCTTTGGTTTCAAGTTCTCTATAGTTAATACCATCTTGCTTTTCTTTGGCTTCAATTGACCCTGCAGCTTGAAAAGGAATAAACGAATGTTGTTCAACATGCCATTTTGCCTGCCCTTCTTCGCTTACATACGGGTAAACAAAAGCAACTGCTGTATTATCTGATGACATAGAATAGTCAACACCAACATAACAGCGTTGACCATAGATATTAAATTCAGGAACAATCGCTTTTTCAACATCTGCTAGGTTTAAATAACTGTCTATATCTGATGAAAGCCACATGTTAAGATTCTTACATTGGAAGTCATGAACAGCACCAGTAAGTACATCGTTATCACGCTTATCAAGTAGTCCTTGCATGAGATTATCATGTTCTGAAGCTAAATCTAATAAAGGATTTGATTTTACCCAAGTTTCTGGCTTATAAGTTTCATCTAAACTGTCATTACTCCAAATTAAACATAGATAAGTATCAGCATCTCTTAAAAAGTCTTGTTCCATTGCTTGTTGCAGCATCTTCTCATCTTCATGAAAGGGAACTGTAGGGTCAGGATATGCTGTTGAAATTTGAACAAATTGACGGTTAGGAACTTTAACTTGCCCTGATACAATCTTAGAAATCTTCTCACGGCTTTTTACTTCGCCTATTTCATCAAAGATAGCGGTTGTAAAGTGATATGAATCATACTGTCCAGCTTCATGAGAAATTGGGCGAATCACATTATTATGGTTTCTCATAATAATTTTGTCAGCTTGTAAGCTTAGGTCGGTTTTATCAGCTATATTTTTCCATGGATTAATTGTTCTAAGGACATTAATCATCGATTTCAAATAGCCATATAATTTACCTGTTTGTTTTGCATTAATGGATGAAACTAAAAAGTCCTGGTTACTTAAACCACGACTTTCTACAAAAAATGAATAGGCCATTAATATGGCTAACATATAAGTTTTCCCTTGACCGCGTCCTACAGATATAATTGCACGACTGAAACGTTTACCACCTTCTTTATTTCTCCAACCTATTAATAAAGATAGCATAAACTTCTGCCACTCCATTAATTTAGTCGGTTCCATAGTATCTACGTTTGGAGCCATTTTAGAGAATTTCATTAACCTTTTTACATGTTTTACTTCGTAATTAAAAGGAAAATCTTCATTTCCTATCCTTTTTAAGTCCTGTAAATGCCTAAAACATGCTAATTGCATTAAATATCCTGTTGTGTACTTTTCATCTAAGACATCAAAAGCATATTTTGTAGCAGGGTCTTGATATTCTTCTCTAATATCTTCATAATTTAGCGAATGATATGTACCGATAATATCATGGGTTTGAGTTAAATCAATCTTCATCGAAGAAATCCCCCATTCCATCATCTTCATTTTCGTTTGTTTGCATATTAAGTTCCATCAATTCAGAACGAGATTTTGGAGATAACCCTAATTCAGAACCAATCTTTGTAAGATTTTTTATTGCATCCGAGTAAATTTGAGTCATTGGATTACGTTTGAAACCTTGAAATTGTCTGTCAATAATTTCACCAGTCATATCTTGAACTGGTTTATAAATTTCTTGAACCTCACCATGTTTTTTGAGATGTTCATATGAATTTCTATAAATTTCATACTGAGTACAGTACATTTCAACTAAAAACGAATCAATCTTATCAACTGGCTTTTGTTCCTCAAGAAAGGGAACAGTTTTACGCCAACAAGCACTTGCGAGAGGAGAAAGGTGCTTAGGTGCACGATAGGACAACTTCCCGTCATTACTGTCTTTGAACTTCTTAGCTGTCATTTTTTCTCCTTTCTTTTAGTGTTTTGACCCCCCCTATATAAAAATTTTCAAAATTGAACTTTAAAACGTTTCTAAACCTATGTGTGTGCTTTCCCTGTAAAAAGATAGGGGGGAGGGTTGTTAAAAATTATCGTTCATTTTTTTGAAAATCAGGGACATCTTTTACATTTTTTATGGGGATTACATTTTTAGTTTTATTTCCGTAACCAGTTCCATAATAAATTTGTTCCCACTTAGTCTTCCTTGTGTGGCATTTGCTACAACAGAAAGCCAAGTTATCCATCACGGTCTTACCATTCAAGTCAAACTCAACTGGCACGATGTGGTCCACTATCTTACCAGTTCTTACTCTGTTATGCGCTTTACAGTACTGACAAAGGAAGTTGTCTCTACGTCTTACTACATCACGTATAGACTTCCATTGCTTGCTTTGGTAGAACTTATTCTGTTCTACTTTAATGTCGCTATACTCACGCTTGCGTTTGTTATAGTCCTTATATCTTTTTGTATTATCATTACGATTAGTCCATCGCTCTCTGCTTGCTTGATATGCAGCTTCTTTATCAGCGTGCTTAGTACAATAGTGTAGTGGTCTAATAACTACAGCGTGGCAGTTAGGCTCACGACAACGTCCAGTCATCGGCAAGATAGCATCTCCTCTCATCAACAATAAAAGGCTGCCCATTGGACAACCTGTAATAAAATATAATAGCAAGTCAGGGAGTCGAACCCTGCGCACTCTCCAGTGGTGCTTTCCTTGCTACGCTGGTTTTATCGTCCAGCAACGTTAGAAGTATATCCAACCGAACGAATTACATTTTGTTTGCTTTCGCTGATAACTTCATGCTACCATTATCGCACTTAAATTAGGATATAAACGTGAATAAAACGTGAATAAAAAGGAAAGTGAAATTAGTCTAAAGTTTCTCTCCATAATCCATCTCTCAAAGTTTTTTTAAATGAATCATACTGCTTTCTAGCTGTACTCTCTTCTAAGCAAACTCTGATAGCCACGTTATGCCAAGACATTCTGTGCTTAAATCTAGCAATAATAATATCTTTTGCAATTGTTCCTTGTATAACTTCCATTAATTCATCAAGCGTTTGTTTCTGGTCATTAAGTCTTCCAAGTTCTTTGTCAGCTTCTTTAATCAAATAGTTGCGCTCTTGTGGTGCAGTGTTTGAACTACTCCCACCACTTCCGATTCTTTCCTCATGTTTCTCACGAGTGATCCAGCGTTCTCTTGAATTAATTTTAACTTGAAGCATTCCAGTCATGTAGTCACTTAATAACAAATCTAATCTATCCGCCATTTAAAAGATTCCTCCGTCTATGGTATAATGATATTAGATACAATCATGCCGAAGCCCGTTCCCAGCGGGCTTTTTGTTTTATTTAACCAACTAACCATTCAAGCAATTTAATATAAGTTGATTGTTTAATTTCGCAAGAACCTTCCTCTAAATTTTTTAATGTATGGCTACCTATTTTTAATATTTTACAAAGCTCACCGCGATTCAGTTTTAAATCAGAACGTTTATATCTAAGCTTTTGAGATAACTCATCTGTCCATTGCTTCATTTTTTCTCCTTTTATTGAACAAAATCAATTGTTTTACCAGTCTTTAAATCTAACATAACTTATCATTTGCCTTTTGCAAGTCGTTAATTCGATATTCTAACTCTTTATATTTATTAAACATTCTATTCAACCTCGATTCCTATTCCGCCTTTTCCCTCCAATACAAGATTTCCGTCTATTGTTGACATAACCCATAGCCAATCGTTTGTTTCTACTTCAGCATATTTAAAAGGTCCAGGTTTTTCTCCATTAGTCATAGCCATTACAATATCATTGATAGGAGAATACCACCAGTCCGTTTCCCCTACTAAAAATTCATTTAGCTTATGTTTTTTAAATTGTCCAACTTCTAATAGCACTCTTTGAATCAATGATACTTGTTTAATGTCTTTCATTATTTATTCCTCTTTCTACTAATTAATTAATTTAAAATTTGAACACTCACGGCACTAAAGTACCGAGTTTTTCGGTGTTGTTCCATAATTTTTACAATAATCGCTCAAGCTTGGTCAGCTTGGGCTTTTTTTGCGTTCAATTATCCTTTTCCGCTAAGTAAAACAAAGTCGTATAAGCAATGACTAAGAGCAGAGCCATTACTAAAAGGAAAGCGACTGTTCCAAAAACTTTAAATATTAATACTTCTCCTATAACAATGGTAAAACCTAAAGTTACAATGCCAATTGCTATCAATAACGATTTAAGTAATTTCATTCCACAACCTCCTCGATATAGGCGACTTTGAAAGCTCCGTTGATAGCAGTGTACCAACCTGCGTTGCTTTCGATATACTCAATAACATCAGCAAAACTATCAGCTTTAACTGTATTTTTTTCAAATGCAATTCCTTCTGGCTTGCAGATTGCAGCGCTATATAACTCAAATTTTTTCATATCCACCTCAATCCAGATTTTGATATGCTGCGATTAAAGAAATAACAATAGTTAAAATCCATTCGCTAGTTGTTGCATTTTTAGAAAACATACTAATCATATTAGAAGTAGTCATGAAAACAACTAAGAATATAACAAATTTTGTCAAGTAATCTCTTATTTTTTTACGCATTCTCCACCTCAATCCATATGTTTATCAAGCCATTTTTCAGGAACACGTTCTCAGACTCGTCAAGGTCTGAGCGGTTCCAAGATTTAATTCGTTGGTCTAACTCTTTATCGAGTGAAGTTTCTTCAATCCAACATCTAGCACAATATGGACGAATATCATCCATCGGATTGAATCTCCACTTATGCCCGAACAGCTTGCACAAAAGTTTCATTAATACCACTCCCTTCCCATCCGTGACGGTTCATCATCTTTTAAAATATAGGACAATGCATCAACCGCAACAATTTTAATTGAAATTGATGGATCTCCATCATCTTCTGAGAAAAATGCTGGGTCTGTGATTTGAACTCCGTCTTCTCGTGCTTGATTTGAAACATAAACAGACATGACTTCTGATAAATCATCTGATTGTAGATTTTCTTTCGAGTATTCAAGAGCTTTGATAAGCTGGCTAATTTTTGTAATTTTCATTTGATATTCTCCTTGAACACTCACGGCACTAAAGTACCGTGATTTTCGGTGTTGTTTCATAACGTTCACCATAGGTATCTGCGGTTAAAACATATACTTTCATTTTATTTTTCCTTATTTTATTCTATTAGTGGAATCCAGTCAGGAAATTTACTTTCAATATGTTCAATTGCCTGTTCCGTCCATTCATGAATCCCTAAAAATTCCATTGCATCTTTGCTGTGAGGGATAACATTTATCTCTGAGAAACCAATTGGATTATTAGCACTGTTTTGAATGAAATAAACTTGTTTCACGGCCATTTCCAATGCATTACCGTGAATAATCACGCCATTCATTCCTCTAATTGCAAAAGCATGAATCAAGAATGAAATAGCTTCATCCGATAATTCTAATGCCTGGTACCAATAGTTACTCGGCAAATAGTTAAAAAAGTCTGCATTCATTCGGTCATCTTGCCATTTTTGAATAATTAGAGTTCCTGTTCCTGCTCCAGTTAAATCAGCCCCTCCAGAACCACCTACAAGCAATGCTGTGAGTTTACCAATTGCATCTGGTGTATAATGCTGCCCTTTTGACGAAACAGCCGAGTGAGTCATAAAATAATCTCTGAAAAAATCAACACTCATGTCATGGTGGATATTTAAGATTTTAGAGTAAAATTCTTCACGTCCTTTTTTATCAAAAACAAGTTCTTGAATTCGATTTGTGAAATTCATATGTTCATCAACATTGAGCATGTCATAGAATTGTTGCTCAGTAATTGTCATTCTCCGTCCTCCACAGGCACAAGCTCAATTATTGGATTATAATACTCCCATTTATCAATAGTTTCGTTAAATTCCCACCCAAGCTTTTCTTTTAGCGATTCAAACGAATAAAGCCATTCAAATGGTAAAGAATCTGTTTGTTTATACAAAGCACCGCCCATGATTTCAGCAAGTTCTGATTTTGTGAATTTAGAGTATTTATGCTCATATCTACCGTTTTTATTTTTGGTATTACATTTAGCAAAACCAAATAATTCTGCCATAAATCCAAAACTTACTAGTTGAAAAAATGGCTTGTTCCCATTATTTAACGGACTAAGAAACACATAATATTTTTTCTCGCTCATTCTTGCACCTCCACAGGCACAGCAAACTGCCAGTAACGCTCATCAATTGACTTGATTTCTTGTTCTGTTAATTTTAATGCATAATCTTTCCCTTTTGTAAATTCTAAGATTATTCCACTTTCCGCTTTTGATACGAAGGTTGAATCGCTAGTTGAATCGCTTAATCCAAAAACTTTTGGTAAGTCAATATAGAACAGCTGCGGTTTTTCTACTTGATAGCCTGTAATAGCTAAATGAGAAAGGATAAATAACTTATTATTTAGACCTCCAAAACCAAATCGTCTATCTTTAAATTGGAAATCATTCAGCCACCAAAAGCCTTTTTCTGTCAAAATATCAAGATTCTTCAAATCAGTAAGTGTGGCAAAATTATTCTGAGTTTTCAAGTATTTGATAGCTTTATCAACATCTTCAGGCACGACTGGTAGGTCTTGCTGTTGGTCTGTTTCATACTTTTCAAAAAATGCAATTCTGTTTTTTTTAAATGTTTCAGCATCTACTTGTCCAAGTAATACTTTTCCTGATAATTCAATCAAGTAGTTAAATTCTTCTTCAAACTTAGTCATTTTTCGTGTCCTCCAAGCCATTAATTCCCTCTAAGCTGTCCCAGCCTATGTTTGCTTTAAAACTTTTAACATCTCTCTCTACTTGCGGTAAAGACGGGTCTGTTTGCATATAATCCCACCATTCAGAGCCATCATATTCCCCTCGTGTCATGATGAAACCATTCCCTTTAATCATTAGGTTTTCTGCTATTTCTTGACCGCCATAACCGCTATAATAGTTTGTCTTTTTCATCAGTTCGAGCGCTTTATTTGTATTAATTTTTGTCTCTGAACTACCAATATATTCAATATCGGCAATTGTTTTATCGTGGCTTTCTAAAATCGTGACTGTTTCATCATACAAATTTGTCATTTCTTATCTCCTTTAAATGTCAAATCGGTCATAATCAGGGTCATTGGCTAAACTCCAACATGCCCCAGCTTCCCAACCGTCAATATGGCAAAATCCACACGTTTCACAAGTATATTCTGGATGGCACTCATGGCATCCCATACAATCACAATCTATTTTGTTACCGCATTTTTTACACTTCATCTCATCCCTCACTTCACAACTCTGTCAAAGAGTTCACATGCATGGTATCTTCCATTTATTTTTACAATTCTAAAAACATCACGCTTAACTGATTTTTTAGTGAACTGGTCTTTTTCAACCGTTATGTATTTGTCAGTAACTTCGATAACTTTTAAGAATTTTGTGTCGCGGAAGCATATTTTATCTCCACGCCTTATTTCATTTTTGCTGAACATATTACTACCTCATATTTTAGCTTCTAAGCGCTTTTAGCTTGTTCGTGATAAATTATCCATGAAATGGTTTAAGCGCTCAATGTAACCGTAATTTTCATGAATTAGAGCTATTACAGGTCTATTTGTTTATCTTTGGTCAATTCTTCAAGTGTTTTGTATAAATCTTTCCATTTCATTTGCTTTCTCTGGTGATAGGAAATACTTCTCGTCCACGTTCTCCTCTAAGATGTCCGATAATGAACACCCTCTCTCGGTTTTGTGGAACTCCGAAATTTTTGCTGTTAAGTATCTGCCATTCTGCATCGTACCCCAATTCATCAAGGGTGGATATGATAGTTCTAAAAGTTCTCCCTTTGTCGTGAGATAAAAGCCCTCTAACGTTTTCAAGGAATAAAGTCCGTGGTTTGATTTGTTCAGCCGCTCTGGCAATCTCGAAGAATAACGTTCCACGAGTTTCATCAAGGAATCCTTTTCTTTTACCTGCAATGGAGAAAGCTTGGCAAGGGAATCCTCCGCAAATAAGCTCAACTGTTCCGCGTAAGGTTCGCCACTCTTCATTGCTGACTGTTGTAATGTCATGATATTCTCGTTCTCCTTCTGTATTGTGAATGGCTTTATAACTCTGCCGGGCAAATTTATCGATTTCGCAAAACCCTACACATTCATGTCCGGCTTGCTCAAGTCCAAGTCTAAATCCACCAATTCCGGCAAATAAATCAAGAAATTTCACTTGCTTCTCCAAATCTAGCAATTGCAGGCATCTGAGCCATGCGATTAAGAATAAAAATAATCTCATGCTCAGTTTTCTCAGCCAGCTTCTGCTTTTTAATTCTTCCGAGTGGGTAATGCTCGTTTTCCCACTGCTCAATGATTATTGTTTTCATTTACTTTTCCTCTTATCAGTAATTCCCTCAAATTTAACAACACTATTTTTTGAGCCTTCCATGATTCGAGAAACTATTTTATCGTCATAAGATGAACGCATTTCTTTACCAGTAAGATTTGATGTGATAATCGTATTGCCTTCTCTTGCATTGTAAATATTGTAAATAACACCTTGTACCCAGCTATTATCTTTAGAAAACGTGCTTTCAGTTCCCAAATCGTCAATAACAAGCAAATCAACTGTTCGCATTAATGTTGTCAGTCGTTCTTCTTCTGCTTTGGTATCAGAGTAATTCCAACTATTTTTAATTTCTCGAATTAATTCACTAATATTGATAAACAATGTTGAGAATTTATTATCTTTAAGGTTTTCATTTACTTCTTGCAAAATAGCCATTGCTAAGTGAGATTTCCCTCTACCAGCTCCACCAACGAATACAGTGTTAAACCTTTGACCTTGAGTGTACTCTCTGGCTATTCTTTGGGCTTGATTTAACACGTTTTGCTCTTCTAAGCTATTTGCCTTAAAAGTGTTGAAACGTGCAAACCAGAGCGATTTCTTGCCTACAAGGCTTTGTGTTTTAAGCAAGCTATATTTTCCATACTTACTTTTATTCAAGAAATCTTCATTTGCTTTTATTTCAGCACTTGATTGTTGGTGATGTTGGTATATTCCCTCTTTAGCACATTCTGTACAATAACTCATTGAGGTTACCTGCAAACCATCAACTAACTCGCCATGAATCAACGGATCATAATCTATACTTACTGGATGTTTATATCTAACAAGTTCGGTTTGTTGATGTTTTTCACAAAATAGACCTGTTTTAACTTCTCTCTTTTTATGGAACTCTCGGATTCCATCTGCCATTGACTGCATGTATTCCTCCTAAAAGCCCAAATCCTCATCATATCCAGTATCTGCTTTCACTTTTTCTTGATAATCCATGAACATCATGTTGGACAAGAAATTAGCTGCATTTACACTATATCGACCAGTTTCATCATCAGGATGCTCGTTTTTATAAGACTGTATGTAGTTCATGGCCCCAATAACTGCCTGTTCTCTTTGAAAAGAAGGGAGTTTTATAAACTCAGCAGTTGCTACATCACGTTTTGAACGGTTTTTACTTGAAAAATTAATGAAAGTATCTAGAAATTTTGAAAGTAAAGAGTTTGAATCTATATCTCTAATCTCTATATCTTTCTTTAACTCTATATCTTTCTCTTTCTCTTTCTCTTTCTCTAACTCTGTCTCTAACTCTGTCTCTAACTCTGTCTCTGTTGGACAAGTATTGGACACTGATTGGACATTGTCCAATTTTTGGCTGGATCTTTGATTTCTCTTATATCTAGCCCAGTCTGTTTCTTGGTCTACAATCGCATGAACTTGTAACATTTCGGCATTTTGTTCTTCATCAATTTGTATCAATCCATATTTTGAAAAGAAAGCTAAAGTCATTTGTATTTTTTCGACATCTTCATCCAAGCTAAGCGATAATTCTTCAGAAAGATTATCAAGTGCTCCTTCATAATAAAGAACACCTTCACTACTTAACGACTGCAGCATCATGCGCTGATAAATGAGCACCATTGTATCTCCACCAGCAGATTTTCTTGCTTTTTTTATTACTATATTTTTGAAAAAGTTTTCATCCAGTTTTAACCAGAAATATATTTTCTTTTTGCTTGTTTTTGCCACACTTCCCCTTTCTATGGAGTATTTATTTCAAGTTTTATTTTTCAAATTAAAAGCTGGCAATGAGTGTTTATGTGCAGGCACTGAATACTCATGGACTTTACGGTCGTTACGCCACCCTCCAGCTTTGACTAAATACGAAACCACCGCCCAAGGTGGCTTTGCTAAAGTTGAATTATTTCTAATTCTACTGCTCAGGATTAGTGAGGACTGCAGTTTGCTCATAGGTTTAGTTTTGACCTACTGGAAATAATTCATCCACAATTAGTTCTTCTTCATCAACGACTGACTGAGCAGATTCTTTAATTCGAATCCAATCGGCAATAGACATAATCGCTTCTGACGGTTCCATATTTTTCCAATACTCAATATCTTTATCACTTGCATTATGAGATGCTGCAGCCGCAAAAGCTTTATCATATTGTGCTTTTAATTTATTAGCTTTTTCCTTTGATTCTTGTTGCTCTTTTGGGTCAATGGCAGGTTGAGGAATCTCAAACGGTTTAGCAATAATTTGTTGAAGCATCCCTTTCATTTCTTCATACCTTAAATTAGAAATATCAAATTGACGATTACCGCTTCTATCAAAATAAGCTCTGATTTCAACATCTTGGTCTTTTAGAATGATATTTTTGAGAGATTTTCTTAAAGCAGGCTTATATCCAATGACTTCGCCTGATTTTTGGTCAATTTCTTCAACATCTCGACTAAGCAAAACAATTGTCTTGTCATGGAACTTGCTCATCATTAAACTTTGCATATCCTTATACAAACTGTTGATTTTACCCCATGCTTTCATTGTCGATTTAAAATTATTAAGTTCGCCACGCAATAAGGTTTGGGCCCGTTCGTCAAAGTCTTCAATCAAATCAATTACAAGGACATCCCAGCTTTCAGCATTTTGTTCTGCCATATTTAATGCTTGAGTAAAGTTTGTGATGATTTGTTCGGCCTTTTGTGGAAACTCAAAATCTATCGCTTGATACCCTTGTTTGTATGCATTCCCGTCAGTACTGATAAATAAGGCTCTATCATTACTACTGGCAAACTTAGCCGCTAGTGTCGTTTTTCCTGAAAGCCCGCCTCCTGAAATAAGGACTCGTGTCAGTTTAGGGCTTCTAGTCCCTGCAGGTTTAATTTGCATTACCATACTTCTACCTCTAATTCTTCGTATTTTTTATTTTGGATACAGCAGTCGCAATTATGACAAAAGTATCCATCCATTCCCTCATGCTCAATATTATGAGCGATATTATCTAACTCAGATAACACAGTTTGAACAAGAATTTTATCTGAAATATCAGCAAGTTTTCCAAAATCCATTGTAATTGTCTTAATGTTTACTGGAAGTTTCTTGGTAAAACCTACAATTTTACCTACCACTTTATAATCTAGTTTTGTATAATCAGAGAATTCTTGAGCAACTAACCATGCGTATAAAGCTAATTGCTCTCTATAATGGCTGTACCATTCCAAATAAGCTCTGATATTTTTATCAAATATATCTTCAAAGCTTGCGGCAGTTTTCCAGTCAATTATTTCAATGATCTTATTTTCGTGGTCAAACCTTAAGACATCAATTCTTCCACTAATCACAAAATCATCATAATCTGCTCTGATATAAAGTTCTTTATGAGTATGTAAAGTATCGAAAGACTGATAAGTTTCAGTCTTTTTGACTTCATTAACCGCCATCACAATATCTTTAAAAACTTTTTTAATGCCTTGGTTTTTCTTACCAATATTGCCCATCATATCCACATAATGCTCTTGGATAAAATCATCGGTGCTTTTATCTCCCTCAAGCATTGCATGAGCATAAGAGCCAACTAGCATGGCTTCTGTAGGAGATTCCATATATCTTTTTGCTTTTCTTTCCCTTAATCTAAAAGGACATTCCTGAAAAGTTCTAATATCAGAAAAACTAAATCTTGGCTTTTCTTCTGCCATTATTTAAAATCCTTTCTTTTCTGGTTTATATTCAAAAAATTCTCCTGGAGTAATACGCAAGTATTGGCATAGAATATCTAATGTTTTAAAGTCAATTCTGCTTGCTCGATGATATTTTAGGCTAGTTAGTGTTGTCCTAGATATACCCGTATCATCACTAATACTAGAAATTTTTATTTGACGTTCTGCCATTAGAACCCATAAGCGATTTTCAAGCATTTATTTTTTCTCCTTTAAATTTTTTCTAGTATTTCAAGATATTTTTGTTGTTTTTTTATATTTCTTTTATACATTCCAATCAGCTGAAATTCACTTATATCAGAATTCAAACGTAAATTATTTAGCATAATTCTAACTTTCAATTCCTCAATTAATTCATTTTTCCGATTCTCCCAAAAGTACAAAGCTCCTTTGTAAGTTAATCTTTTTAAATTGCAACATAGTAAAGCTGAATCATATTCAGTTGACCTGTATGGGTATGCAACAACCTGCTTACTTTCTGATTCAACATCAACTTTAATCATTTTAAGGTTACGATTATAATTTTTGAAATTGCTAGGGTTACCTAAACTTTTCAAGTGTTCATTTCTACTCATTGCTTTGAGGTTATCAATATTATTATTAAGAGGATTACCATCAATATGACGTACAATTTCAGGTTCATATCCTTTAAAAACTATAAATACTAGCCTAGCAACATTCCTTCTGAACCTTATACCTTCAAAATTCAAATTTACTATGACGGAATTCTCTTTAGATACTCTTGGTTTTATAAATTTATTACTTATATAGGACCAAACTCTCCCATCTCTAGTCACAGCATAGTTAGGATAGTCTGGAATTGATTTCATTTCCATATCCCCCCCTTGATTAATTGTCATTTTTCCTCCAATTTGTTATACTAGAGGTAGAAATTCTCGTAAATTTTCTACCGAGTCCGCATGCCAGTGCGGGCTTTTTTATTTTGTCAGTTCAACCGCTGCTTTATAAGCATTTGACCATTCATAAAGCTGTGGGATGAGCGAATTTTTAAGAAAATCTTTTGAGTAAACAGAAAGTTTTTCTTTATAAAATTCGACTGACTCTTGATAAACTACTTGACCAAGATGATTAATTGTTTTTTCTTGATTTTTCATTTCATCACCGCCAACTTTTGACGAAATTCATCATTTTTGCGACGAATAATTAATTCTGTTTCGGCTGATTCAAGTTTTAAATATGCTTCATCGAGCAATTGATCTCTTGTACCAATCATTTGAGCTTGTGTTGCGATTGTAGCTGACATTTGGTCAATCAATGCCATCATCTCTTTAATATCTCTAACCGTATTATTATGGTCTGCAAGAATCGCACTTTCTTCTTTTGTTTTAAATCCGAACATTTTATTTACTCCCTCCTGAAAACTTTTGATAAAATTCTTTGTTTATAAAATCCATCATTTCTTTAAACCTAAACGACCAGTTATCTCCTTTACCATTTGGGTAATATACCCAACCTCCGTTTTCAACTGATATTCTTTTTCTTAAATCAGGTTTTCTTAAAACTTTGGAAACTGTTGGAATACTACGGTTTGATTTTTTTATGAATACATCCATACCAACCCAACCGTCAAAGTCTTTTTCTTTAAGCTCTTGATATTCAACTTTATCTACAAGAATCTTATCTTCTGGAATTAAAACTGAAATAGTTGCTTGTACTTCAAGTGTTTGTTCCATGTGTTTTCCTCTCTATTCTTCAAAGTCAAAGTTAGTTTGTGAGTTCAATCCACGAATTTCAAGCGTTGTATTGAAAGATGGTTGCCACATGTCAAGATATTCTGTTGCTTCGTCATAACGGCTTAGTGGAATATCGCTATATTTAACAACATCGAAGCGATTGTTCAAATCTTTATAAAACTCTCTGAATACCTTAGCTCCTAATTTCTTATGAGCATTTGAATACTTACCGCCAGTAAACATATAAACTTTGCTTGCTACTTTCTTTTGCAAAACTTTAGCTTTATTTGAAGGAAGCCCGAATCGGTCAGTCAAATCAAGAACTGAATTTTCGATTTGCTCAACTTTTTTATTCAAGTTCACGTTACCTTGAGCGAGTAATGCAATTTGTTGTTCAGGAGTTTGCGGTAAAAGCTGTTGTTTGAGTTCTTTTTCAACTTCAATGAAATATTGACGAGCTTGTTTTCCTTTTTCGTTACGTTGAATCATAGAAATTTCTTTTGCCATGTCAAGTTTAAGAGCGTGGTCAACGCTTGGACGACCGCCTTGAGGTTTTACTCTTTTTTCAGTAAAACCTATAAAATCAACGTTCTCTGTAAACCCGTACTTGACCATATCTTCAAACCAGTCATTATATCGAGTTTTTACTCCTAAAAATTGATGTAGTTCACGACCGCTTACTACTTGTTCGTTGTTTTCGTTTTGTGTGATTGTAATTAATTGATTCATTTTCGAATCCTTTCTTTTTATAAAGTTCAAATTTTTTGGACTTTTTTATTAAAAAAATAAATACCAATATCTTCTTTTTTAATACCAAGAAGTTCTGTAGCGGCATCGATATCTGATTGTTTCCAGTATGATTTATTATTAAGCTTATCGGAAATAATTTTTTCTGATAAACCGATAGCCTTTGCAAAATCTTGCTGACTACCATACTTTTCTTTAATGCGACCTTTCAATTTAGAATAATCAATAGTCATTATACATCCTTTCTGCCCCTCTGGGGCTTTTTATTTGCCAAACTTGCTACTTACGTCGCGGTGGATACGTCGTGTACCGTCATTTGAGCCTGTTCCGTCTGCCGTACTGAATGCTCCATGATTGTTCGCTTGTTTGATATAAAGTTCAAATGTTTTGAACTTTATGATTTAATTATATCATTTGGAAAATAATTGTCAAGGAAAAAGTATAAAAAGTTTGAACTTTTTTATAAATGTTTTTATAATAAGTTCATGAAAAAAGAAAACTCTCAAATGAGATTAAAGAAAATAATGAACGACCGAGGATTAAGACAGGTTGATATACTTGAAAAATCAAAACCTTTTCAAGATAAATTGGGTATAAAAATGTCAAAAACTCATTTATCTAATTATATAAATGGAAAATCTAATCTCGATCAACAAAAATTGATATTATTATCTCAAACTTTGGGAGTTAGTGAGCCGTGGTTAATGGGTTATGACGTTCCAATGATTGAACCGCGAGAATCAGAAAATGATTCTGAAACTATAGAAGAAACTATTACAGTTATGAAGAAATTGGAAGAGCCAAGACAAAAAATAGTTTTAGATACTGCAAATGTTCAATTAAAAGAACAAGAAGAGCAGAAATCTAAAATTGTTTCTATTAAAACTGAACAACAAAAACAAGGTATTGACCTTGCCGATTTAGTAGATGATAGCAAAGTTGATTGGGACAAGTGGGTTTCATTTGATGGCAGACCTCTAACTGATGAAGTAAAAGAAGCTATGAAAAAAGCCACTCCGAAGAATGGCTTGACTCTAGGAATAGGATGAAATCTAACAAACATCCCGACTATATTATAGCATAAAAAAAGCGCCCCAGTTAGGAGAGGGACGCTTAGGATAAACTTTATGAAAAAAGTATTTTTGGAATAGGAACATTATATAACTTTCCGTTCTTTTTGTAAAGAAAAAGCCCTGACCGAAGCCAGGGTTAATTTATTTTCTGCTATTTAATTCAGCCAAGATAATCAGACCGACAA